TAAACAAAAAAAAGAGTACTTATCAGAACCTATGAAATGGATACAAGCACTATTGAGCAGTGACCGTATCCACCACGATGGCAATCCCATACTTAGATGGTGTATGGCCAACGTCACGGTTAAACGTGATGCCAATGACAATATTTTTCCCCGTAAAGAATCAGATGACGGCAAAATTGACGGTGCTGTAGCTGCAATTATCGCTACCAATCGTGGCCAGTTTTATGATGAAACTGGAGACTTACCAAGCAACGACTTTAGCGCCCAGTTAGATGACTATTTATCTGACTTTATTTCAATTAAAGGATAATTATGAGCGTATTCAAATCCGTCTTGGGCTGGTTTGGCTATGCACCCAAAGACCCAGAAGACGGCAGTCAAAACCCTATAACCGCCAGACCTCTTACCGCCAAAAACGTAACATTCGATACAGCTATGACGGTATCAGCGGTTTTTGCCTCAATCAGACTCTTATCTGAGACCATTGCAAGCCTACCTATAGACCTATACCAAGTTGACGAGAATGGCTACAGAGGTGAAAAGGCTAATCATGACATAATCAAGCTTTTAAAGTACAAGCCAAACTATCGTCAGACTCGCATAGAGTTTTTTGAACAACTGCTATTGAATCTCGTATCAGACGGCAATGCTTACTCTTTGATTACTCGTATAGGCGACAAAAACAGCCGCATTATAAGCTTAGACCCTATTAATTCAGCCAATATGGAGCCCATGCTTAAAGATGGTGAAATTATTTACCGTCGTCACATCACTTCTACTATCCATAAAGATTATGCTGCCCATGATATCTGGCATATAAAACTATTTGGCACCGGAATCAAAGGCTTATCACCGCTACAGCATGCAGCCAAAGCAATCGCTGTGGCTGATGCTGCAGATGACAAAGTCACCACTTTGATGCGTAATGGTGCAAAACCAACTGGCGTTTTGATGACCAAGGGTAGCCCAACCAAAGAACAACGTGACACTTTACGTGAAGAGCTAACTGGCTTGGTCAGTGGAACTGAAACTGAAATCCCAGTATTGCCGCTTGATATGAAATTTCAAGCCATATCACTTACACCCAATGATATCGAACTGCTGGCCACTAGGCGCTTTAGTTTAGAAGAGATTGCTCGCATGTTTGGGGTTCCAAGTATCCTAATCAATGATAGCACCCAGTCGACTAACTGGGGTTCTGGAATCAGCGCAATTATCGAAGCATTTCACAAATTCAACATCCGGCCCTATCTTGAGCGCATTGAGTTGTCAGCTTTGACCAGTTTATTACCTCGTAAAGACTGGCATAGATATGAATTTGTCATCGATGCAGACGCTATCTTAAGAGCGAATCGTAAAGACAGAGTCGAAATGCACCGCACTGAAATAGCCAGTGGCCAACGCACACCCAATGAAGTTCGCCGCGAAGAAGGTTATGATGCAAAACCAGGTGGCGATGATTTATACATGCAGGTCAATATGGGCACGCTTGAAAATATTAGTAAATATCATGTCAATAACATATCTAGTAATAACAAGGATGCAACCAATGCTGAAAGCTAAGCGACTATCACAGATTCTTTCTACTGTTCGATGCCGTGATACTCGCGGCGAATTATTAAATTCAATTAGCACTCGACGCATGGCGCTCAATGATGCCAATATTCGCTTTGCTGAACCGCAAGAAGGCGCAACTACTTATGCTTTTGAAGGCTACGCGGTTAAATGGGACAGTATCAACACTTATGGTGAAAAATTTGCCCGTGGTGCTTTCGCCGATATGATTGAACAGGTCAATAATGGCAATAAAGTCATTCACATGTACTACAACCATGGATGGCGCAATATGTTTGATGCCCGTTCAGGGTTACGGATCGGCAAATACATTGAATTTAAAGAAGATGATGTGGGCTTGTTAGTCAAAGGCGAACTAACCCCAGGCCTATCTTTGGCCTCTGATGTCAGTGCCATGGCACAACATGGCACCGTTGATGGCCTATCTATTGCTTTTTACCCTCCAAATGACATCGATGTTGAAGACATGGGTGATCACATTATTATAAAACGCGCTGATTTATATGAAATTAGTCTTGTCGATGAGCCCTCTGACCGTAACGCACGATTATCACGCCAATCCGAGACTATTAACAACCTAGTTGACGAGCGTGATGCGTGCGACATGCTCAAAAATATGGGTCTTGAAGAAACTGAAGCTCGTCACTTCATTGAAAAATTAGACCACATTATAAAACGTAGCGAGAAAGATAAGCCCGCTACTGAAGACGACCCTTTTTCCTTTATCGATGAATTTGCAACCTAGACCTAAACCTTTTCACATCCCCAGCTGCCTTTCGGCAGCTTTATTTTTGCCACAAGGATCATAACCATGAAACAACTTAAAGAAAATGCCCATGCCGGTGCAATCGCCGCCTCTACAATCATCAATACTCGTGATGCAGGTAGCTATACTAGTGAAAACTACAAAGAGCTAGCTAACAAGCTAAAAACTCGACTTACTAAAATTGATGGCTTAATTGAAGAGTATCAGAAAGTCTTATCAGAGAATAAAGACGACACTGAAACCCGTGATACTATCGAAAAGCTGAACAAAAAAGCAGAAGAATTCTCTGATTTATCTTCACGCTTCGAAGAGCTTGAGCAAAAGCTAGTATCTGGCGTTCATGAGGGCTCTTATGACGCAGATAGCATTGGCGGTATTATTTCTCGCAATGAGTCTATTAAAAATCAAATCACTGCTATCAAGAACGCACGTGGCAAAATGCAGATTGAAGGCATTTCAGCTCGTAATACTGTAATGTTGGGGACCATTAATACAGAAGGCAATTTATCTGATGCCAAGATGATTAAGACTGCTGAAGACCCACTTAGCATCGTAAACTTAATCAATTGGATCCCAACTAACGAACCCTTGATCCCTTATGTCCGCGAAAGCGCCGTAAACTTCATGGCAGACATCGTGCCTGAAGGCGAGCTAAAACCAGAATCTACCCTGGAATTCGGTCCAGACTCACTTGAAGTCGATGTGGTTGCCCACTGGATCCGTGTGAGTAACCAAGTCTTAAGTGATGCACCAGCATTAGCTGCCTACATTGAGGGTCGTATGGCATACGGTGTACGCTTAAAGCTTGAGTATTTAGTCATTAATGGTGATACCAAAAGCTTCAAGGGGCTATTAAAAACTGGCAACAGCTTGGTTGGCACTGCTAAAGATAATGCTATCGATACTATTAGCTCTGCTAAAGCCAAAGCATTTGCTAACTTCTTACCACCCGAGATCGTAATCTTAAACCCAGAAGATTGGGCAGATATCGAACAGTCAAAAGGTAGCGATGGACATTATATCTTTGGTTCACCAGGTGCTGCAGTACAGCCTGTACTTTGGGGCCTAAAAGTTATCCAGTCACCATCTATGCCAGTAGGCAAACATTGGACTGGTAACTTAACCATGGCAACTGAAGGCTACTTACGTCAAGACGTAACCGTCGAGCTATCTACTGAAGATGGCGATAACTTCCGTAAGAACTTAGTGACTATGCGTGCTGAAATGCGTGCGGCATTCGGCGTGGTTATGCCTGATGCGGCTGTAACCGGCGACTTAGTTGATGAGTCTTATGTAGATCCAGTACCTTAAGATTAGAATCTGTCAGCTTACCTACCCGCTGTTTGATACTCAGGCAGCGGTTTTTTTATTACCGTATGCAATTAAGGGTAAATATGATCACTTTAGAACAAGCCAAGTTGCATTGCCGTATTGAGCCTGATATTGATTATGAAGATGAGTTGTTGGAAAGCTATATCGCTGCAGCTCGTGATCATGTCCAAATGCATCTTGACCGTACTATTTATGAGCTTGCAGTACCAGAAGATGACAAATGGGGCTTATTAGACAATAAGTCTATTGATCAAGCTACTCTACTATTGGTTGGCCACTGGTACGCTAATCGGGAAGCGGTCACTGATTTACCTATGAATAATTTACCCCTTGGATTTGAACGACTTTTAAGTCCTTATATGCGTATGGGGGTGTGATTTGAACTGCAAAGGATGTGAAGAACGCCGTGAGCGAATCAAACAATATGCAACAGAAGCAAAGCGACGCTTGTCACTGCTACTGCAAAAGCATCATGCCAATGATGCAACAGCAAGCGGAGCTGATGACAGAGCTGATAAAACAAAATAACGAGTTGATCACCCAAGCCGAAGGCCGCGAACAGTATCTTATTGAGATTATTGAAATCAACAATGAGCTGATTGCTGAACAAGAAGAAGCTGGCAACTCACCTCAGTACTTAGACATGGATTCAGAATGAGAGCTGGCGAATTACGACATCGAGTATTAATTCAAAAAGAACAGAAACGGCGTGATGCCGACGGGAATTTTGAAAAAAGTGACTGGATTGATCATGTATCAGTCTGGGCAAAAGTTACTCCAGTGTCGTCACGAGACCTAATCACATCGCAAGCTGAAATGTCTGAAGTCACAGCGCGTATGAAAATACGCTACCGAACTGATATAGGCACTACGATGAGAGTAATTTGGAAAAACCGTATATACGCTATCGACTCTCAAGCGCTTGATGACAATATCACCGGAAATATATATTGCACATTCAACCTATCTGGCGGAGTCGAACAATTTAAGGACTAACAGCATGGATGACGAAATACATGGCTTGGACCAAGTCAAAGCCAAGTTACGTCGTCTTGGCAACCCTCGCAAAGCTAAGAATGCAGCGACCCGCTCTGCTCGAAAGTCCATGAATATTGTAAAAAAAGAGGCGGTATCAAACGCCAAAGCCATTGATGATACCGAATCTCCAGAGCGTATCTGGAAAAATATCGTTACCAAGTCTACTAGAACCCGCGGCACTGGGTTTGTGCTAATGCGGGTTGGCGTCAAAGGCGGCGCTCGTCAATATGTTGCGACTAAGCGAAATGTTCGCAAAGGTCGATCAGGTAAAACTTATAAAACAGACGGCGACAAAAGCAATCCAGGTGGCGATACTTTCTATTGGCGATTTATCGAACTGGGTACCGCCTATATACCTGCCCAGCCTTTTTTGCGTATTGCGCTTTACAACAATACATCAAACGTCCAGTCACAATTTGTCGCTTCATTTAGTGACGAAGTAATAAAAGAGTTGAATAAATGAATATAACTGCGGAAAGAATTACAAACCCATCCGGCAAGACTGCCTATGTGCTTAAAGTTGATGGAGAGGTTATAGGAAATCAAATTGAAACGAATATTAAATCTACCCCTGAAGGTAGAGATGAGTTCACAGTAACTTTCTCTGGAAGGATGGATAAAGATGGGATTATTAACTTAAATAGGCTAGGACAAAGATGAGCGTCTTACCAGTCTATGCCACTTTGAAAGCCGATACTAACCTGGCAAAAGTTATTGATGTCGAAGAAAAGGTGTTTGAAGACGTTGCCCCGCATGGGACCAAGCCTCCTTATATCATCTGGCAAACCATAACTGGTCAAGCGATCAATCATCTTGATGAGCCAGCGAATATCGACACCATACAATACCAACTTATCGTCTATGCAAGTCGACCAAAGCAAGCTTATCAACTACGTGATGTATGCCGAGCAGCATTAGAACATCATTCGTTTATATTAAATCCCTCTATTAATACAACTGACCCAAAAACCAAACTATTTGGCCGTGGCTTCGATGCAAATTGGCACCACGGTCGCTTTTAACCCAACGATTCACACACTAAAGGATAATTATCATGGCTAAAGTAAAAAAAGGCGTCTGGACGCAGGGCACAAAAGCATGGATTAAGCATGGACCAGATGACAATCCAACCCTAACCCGCATGGACTGTATCAAAAGCATCGACTTAGGTGATGACAGTACCAATGAAATTGACAGCACTTGTTTGGATGAAGAAGATTCAACCACTGAATACGGTCTAAACAAACCGGGTGAAGGATCGCTCACTATTGATACTGACCCAAAAAACCAGTCACACATGACACTACTGGAACTTGCTGAAGAGCGAGAAACCGTCGAAGTGTACGTCGGCTGGTCAGACGATACTAAGGCAATCCCAACATTAGAGAGTCCATCTAACGTGGTGAATATGCCTGAAAGCCGCACTTGGTCAGTATTTACTGCGAAACTCAAGGCTAGCCCCCCGAAGTTCGATGCCGACTCACTGGTTAACCATACTATCGGTATGAAGCGCCAAACCAAAGTCTATACAAATTATCGAACTATCGTTTAACCCAACCCAAAACACCAATACCAACCCCAAGCCCACTATTTATAGCTGGGCTTTTATTTTTTTAAGGATTTAACAATGGCAGCTAAAACCAACAAAACAGCCAAGACTAAACCTACCCCAGCTCCAAAAATCAAAAAAATCAGTCTGGCTGACGTAAAAAAAGGATCAATGGTCGGCGAAATCCACGAAAAAACAGTCGAGTTTGTGCATAATGGGGAGCAAATGAGCGTGGATATTCGCGTTCAGACTCTACCGTTTAAAATCACTGAAGATCTACTCAAGCGTTGGAACAATCAAGAAGATGTGGTCGCTGAATGGATTAGCAAAGCATTGGTTGGCGATGATGACAAACCCCAGTTTACTCAAGAAGAAGTTGAAAACAATTTCGTACAAGGCATGGCTGCAGCTATCTTTGATGAAGTATGGGGGGCTGAAAACATAAAAAAGCAGTTGGAGCTGACGAAGATGAGTCAGGATATATCGCAGGAGAACTCGAAGTAATATACGAGCTAGCATTGAATGGTATTGGAGGCAATAGCCTGGCTGAAGTAAAGAGAAACCTAAGCTACCCCGAAATTATGCAATGGTCCGCCTACCGCCAACGCCGTGGCAGCTTAAATATTGGGCGACGGGTCGAGCAAGCAACAGGTATCGCTATGGCTGCATATTTCAATGCTGGTCGCAAAGAGAATGAGATGTTACATCCTATCGAGTTCATGCCACACGAGGATGATATTGTTATTACTTTTGAAGAACAGTTAATGGATGAGTAATATTGCTTGAATATTTCTATTAAGTTATATTTATATCTCAAAGAACTTACTGGGATATAAATATGAAAAAAATAGGCAAGTGGATTTTGTATTTCTTTTTAGCAATTATTGTTATTAGCATAATAACGGGCATTATGTCAGATCCAGAAGACGTTGAGACTAATAACAAAGTTAATGCAGCTGAAGCTAATGAGCCATTAAAAGCTAAAGAACAAGAAAATGGAGCCGATCAGCCGGAAAATACAGATAACTGGAAGTATGAAGAAGCCGCAGACGAAATGAGAGGCGAAACATCTTACTTTGCATCAAACCAGTCCTTAAACACCGTTGAGCTAGATTTTCCTTATAACGGCGGAACTAATTTAAATATACTACTTAGAAAAGATGCTGAGAATGGCAACGATATAATGTTCGCAGTAAATAAAGGGCAGCTATTTTGCTCTTATCGCGATTGTTATGTGAATGTTAAATTTGACGATGGGCCTGTCGAAAAGGTTGCGGCTAATGAGGCTGCTGCCGGCTCAAGTGAAGTTTTATTCTTAGCGAACGATATTAGCGGTTTTGTTAAAAAACTTAAAGCCGCTAAAACTGTAATGATTGAGGTTGAATTCTTCAATCATGGCAAGGAACAATTTAAGTTTGATGTTTCTGGCCTTGAATGGGGTAAATTTTAAACTTAAACCTTAGCAACACCTAACACCTGAAAGCCCCTAATCAGAAATGATTGGGGGTTTTTTATGCCCTAAACAAAGGAAAAAATAATGGCAACAACGTCATTAGGCCGATTAACACTAGACCTCGCTGTCAGATTATCCGAATTTACTGACGGCATGACGCGAGCTGAACGTGAGACTCGTGACCGTACTGAGCGAATGACCGAATCAGTTAACAGCTTTAGAGACAATCTAACTGACGCGTTGGGCGGTACTGAGATTGGCAATGCTATTGATAGCTTAAACTCAAGATTAGGCTCGTTAAGCGGCGGTATTGGTGTAGCTGCCGGTGCTTTAGCAGGTATGGCTATCGGCGGAGCGGTAGTTGCAACCGGTGCAATGGCTAGAATGGCAGTAGAGACCGCTCAAGCTGATAAAGAGCTGTATATATTGGCAAACAGAGCCAACACGAGCGTTAGAAACTTCCAAGTGTTAGAAAAAGCATCTGCACAGTTTGGTGTAACTCAAGACCAACTAGGCTCAATCTTAGCTGATGTTCAGGAAAAGCTAGGGGAATTTAGTGCCACAGAGGGCGGCGGTGCTGCTGACTTCTTTGAAGCGCTACAAAACAATATTAGCTTAACAACAGAGGAAATTAGAGAGCTAGGTCGTACTGTCCAGGGTAAAGACGGCGTT